GCTGAGAATCGGTAGCTACTCCGAAGGCGAGACCTCTATTGGCTTCACCGTGAACCAGGCAACGAACCTGCTGGTGGACGCAGAGCTGACCCTGACGCCCTATGGCCTGGAGTACCTGTCTCTGCGCCGGCTGGTGGTCATCCCTATCCGGTCGGCAGGTGAACACTGATGGCGGGCGGACATGACCGGCTGACCCCGGAGGGCCGCCGGTTCTACGCGGAGCTGGAGAAGCTGCGGAGCAAGCGGGTGTTCGTCGGCTTCCAGGCCGGCAAGGTCACGGATGACCGGGGCGTGGACATGGCCCAGATTGCCATGTTCAATGAACTCGGCACGTCGGAGATTCCGTCCCGACCGTTCCTCCGGCAGACTATGGAGAAAAACCAGGACGACATCAAAGCCTTTTGCGGAGAGAAGGTCCAGGGTATCGCAGAGGGCGGGACGGCCGAGGACGCACTGAAGCAGCTCGGCGTCTATGGCAAGGGTCTGGTGCAGGCGCAAATCAGGGAGGGAACTTTCAAGCCGAACGCGCCCTCCACCATCAGGAAGAAGAAATCGGATAAGCCGCTGATAGATACCGGCAAAATGCGGCAGTCCGTCAACTATGTCATCAAGCAGAAGGGGGAGAGCTGATTTGGGTCTCACGATTTTCAGACGGGAGTTCGTGGTCCGTCGCTTTGGCAAGGAAGAAATTGTCGATGGCTACGGGACCGCCCCCTACAAGGATACCGTGGAGGTGCTGAATGTGCAGCCGCTCTCTGCGGATGAGCTCCAGGCCCTCCCGGAAGGTGAGCGCAAGACCAAGCGCATGAAAGCGTTCAGTGATTTTCTGTTCAACACCGCAGACCAGTCCACCGGTTGCCGGGGGGACTGGCTTTTTTATCGCGGCAACATGGACCCAGTGGGCCATTGGTACGAGTGTGTCAGCTCCCTGGGCTGGGACCACACGATGCTGGCCCACTGTAGGAGCGAGTTTGTCCAGGTCGCTGATTCCGAGAGCTATGGCCTGGAGCCGCCCAAGCAGAAGCGGAAGCGGAGGGGAGTGAGCAAGAAGAATGAACGTCGCTGAGGTGAAAGAGGCGATCCGCCAACTGACTGCGTTGTACTTCAGCGTAGCGAATGTGACCTACACGAAGCAGAGCTTCACCGCGAAGCCGACGAAGCCCCTGGTGACGCTCACATCTGGTACGGTCAGCAGGCCCAGAAATCCACCGGTCAAGATTATCGACGGCCGGCCGGTCAGTTTCTACCCAGCCACAATGCCTATCCAGATAGACCTGTTCACGCATGGCCGCAAGAAGGTCCTGAAGCGGGGGCAGACCCCCATCATGGAGAACACGGCCGAGGACGACATGTTGTCCTTCGCTGACTTCCTTAATTCCGATTTTGTGATTCAGTGGTGCCATGAAAGGGACCTATCCATCATTGTCCCGAACACGGTGGAGGACCTGACGGGCCTCATCAACGACACGAATTATGAGTACCGGGCGATGATGGAGGTCCAGATCGGCTTCACCATGACCGCCATCGGCTATACCGGCGTCATGTCCCCGGAGAGCATCAAGCATAGCGGCGTCACGGTTGACCCGGAGACCGGGGAGCAGACGCCCTATGAGTACACCGGTGGAGACATCCAGGGTGAGGATGTCACGGCCATGGAGCCCGTGGCTGCCCAGACGCCCAGCGGCGGCGGCAACGCAGAGCTGGCTGAGCAGGAGGGCGGCTACTTCACCAATGTTGAAATCAACAATTCACCCGTGAAGAAGGAGGAACAACCCCATGAGCGATAATCTCGAAAGGATTTGTACGGTTGACATCTCGCTGGCGACGCCCATCTCCAACAATGCCAACTTTGACAATTCCCTTATTATTGGCCCGCTGCCGAAAGCACCGAAAGCCACTATCCCCGGCATCTTCGTCGTGAATGGTCTGGATGAGCTAACGGAAATGGGCTTCGTCGCCGTCGGCGACAACGCGGACCCCATCGGCGTGGCCGCTCGCGTGGCCTTCTCTCAGTCCCCCAGGCCGCATGAGGTCTATGTGACTTGCCTGCCGGAAGAGAGCGGAGAAGAGGATGAGGCCGGCGGAAGTGTTGTGGCCGACACCCTTACCGCAGCCCTCGGCACTAACGGATGGTACTGCATCCATTCCGTCGGACTGACAAAGGACCAGATTCGGGAGGTCATCCAGTGGACCGAAACCCAGAACAAGCTGCACGGCTATATGGATGATGACCCGGAGAACCCCATCGTGGAGGCCGGCATCTACCTTCGCAGCTTCCCCGTCTACCCGAAGGTAACTGAGGCCCAGCCAGATGAGGAAGTGCCCTTGGAGAACAAGTACGGTATGTCCATCGCCATGGCCGCCAAAGCCATGAACTTCCACGCCGGCGAGGAGACCTGGGCCCTGAAGCAACTCAACGCTGTTACCCCGTCCAAGCTGAACACCACCGCCATCAAGAAGATGGAGAAGGCCAACTTCAGCTACGTCATCACCGTGGCCTCCAAGAATATCACCCAGGGCGGCAAGACCGGCGGAGGCGAGTGGATTGACGTGATCCGTTTCCGCGACTGGCTCCAGAACGATATGCAGGTCCGGGTGGTGAACCTGCTGGTCGTGAATCCGAAGGTCCCGTACACTGACCCTGGCATCTCCCTGGTGGAGAATCAGATGTTGGCGTCCCTGAAGGAAGGGCAGAAGTGGGGCGGCATTGCTCCGACGGAGTACGACGAGGACGGCAACGCGAACCCCGGCTACACCACCTCTGTCCCCCTGGCCTCCGGCCTGACCAGCACCCAGAAGGCATCCCGCACCCTGGAGAACTGCCGGTTTACCGCCAGAATCGCCGGCGCCATCCATGTGGTCAACATCAAGGGCTGCCTGACCTATGAGAATCTCATGTAAGGGAGGGAATGTAAGTGTCCAAGAAAATCAAGACCTACAACCCGAAGGAGGTCACGGTCTCCTGCGGCTCTCACATTGTTGAGGGCTTCGCCGACGACAGCTTCATCACTATCGAGTTCAACGGCGACGGCATCACCAAGAAGGTCGGCTGCGATGGTGAGATTGCCCGTGCGGTCTCCCCGGACGACACCTACAAGGTGAAGATCGTTCTGCTTCAGACCAGCGACAGCAGCTCCTTCTTCAGCAAGATGCTGGATATGGACCGTGACACCGGCGAAGGGATGTTCCCCATCCTCATCAAAGACCTGAAGGGCGGCCAGGTGTTCAGCACCGAGGCGGCCTGGGTCGTGAAGAAGAGCCCGTGGAACCGCGGCAAGGATACCAACAACAGGGAGTGGGAAATCGACACCGGCAGCGCCACCCTGGATGAATGACGGAGGTAGTGTATGAAACTGCAAGAACCAAGAGTAGTCCCCATTGGCGATAACACCTTTTACATCCGGCCTCTCCCGGCCATGAGAGCGGCCAATTTGACCGGTGAGCTCTCTGCCCTGATACTTCCCCTGCTGTCCGGGCTCGCGCCTATTCTGGCGGCCGCAGACGGCAAAGAGAAGGGGAAGGGAGTGCTCGACGTGGACATCACTGATGCGGTCCCCGCTATCGCGGGGGCCTTTTCCACGTTGTCCGGCGATAAGCTGGAGGCCGTCCTGCGTCACCTGCTCATCACCGGCGGCAACATCGCCATCGAAGAGCCGGGGGCGAAGGTCGAGACCCTCAGCGAAGACCTGCTGAACGAGGTGTTCTGCACGGATGTCCAGGATATGTTCATCCTGGCGTTCGAGGTAATTCGCACCAATTACAGCGGTTTTTTCTCGAAGCTCGGAGGCCGATTTGGTCAAGCAATCGAGGAATTGATGAAGAAGGTAACTCCGAGGCAGGAAGATACGGCACCCTTGACCTGAGTGGCTTCACAGAGCTGGAGCTGCGGATGTATGTACTCATCAAGGCTGGCCTCGCCTCCATGTGGGAGCTGAAGACCTGTTACACCCTGGACGAAGCCCTGAAGCTCTACGCGCTTTACCGCATGGATCAGGACGTGGAGGCGGGGCGGGCCGAAGAACTGGCGAAGGGGGTGAGCTGATTGACGATAAGAGACATCGGCATCCTGCTGGGGTACGACATCGACGAAAATTCTGAGCAGGCAGCAGAGAACAGCATCAAGTCGCTGAAGTCCATGGCGACGAAGATGCTGGGAGCCATCGGCATCGGCTTCTCCCTGGCCCAGCTCAACGCCCTGTCGGAAGAGTTCGGCAGGGTGAATACCCAGATACGGACCGCCACCACCGGACTGGAGGAGCAGTCTGAGGTCCAGCAGAAAATCCTGGCTTCCGCCAACGCCACACGGACATCCTACGCAGACGCAGCCAACGTCATTTCCAAGCTGATGAGCGAGAACTCGGAGCTGTTCGGTAGCGTGGATGAGGCCGTGAAATTCAATGACGCGGCCACGATGCTCTTCAAGACTGCCGGCAAGACCAATGACCAGATAGCTGGCCTGATGGAGGCCATCAACAAA